TTGTTGGAAATGTACCTCCAGAGACTATGCAGAAGGATTTTGATGGTCGTGTGGACATACTTCCGGTGTCAGATCCTAATATTTTCTCTATGGCACAACGATTATCGCTTGCACAGACTCAATTACAGCTTGCACAAGCTGCACCAGAGATACATAACACGCATGAAGCGTATAGAAGAATGTATGATGCGTTGGATATTAAGAATATCGATGCTATTTTACCACAACCACCACAACCACAGCCTATGGATCCAGCAACCGAGAATGGTAATGGTATGAAGAACATGCCTTTACAGGTATTTCAAGAGCAAGATCACGAGGCACATGTTCGTGCACACGTTGCTTTCTTGGCTACTCCTGCTGCACAGGCAAATCCGCAAGGGTATATAATGTTGCAAGCTCATGTACAAGAACATGTTGGTATGATGGCAAGAGATCAAGTAACTACGTTTTTTCAAAAATCAATGGAAGCCGCACAGATGGCAGGACAGCAAGTTCCACAAATGGATCCTGCTGCTGTTGAAGCTGCAATTGCTCAACAGGTTGGTGAGATATTAAATGAGGTAATGCCTTCATTGCAACCACCACAACAGGAAGATCCTTTGGTTGAGATTAGAAAGAAAGAACTTGAGAATGATACAGCTGAACTTCAACGTAAAACTATGAATGATCAGATGAATTTTCAAGTTGATCAGGCTAAACTGCAACAAGCTTACGAACTTGCTCAACAAAGACAGTCCTTACAAGAGAATATTGCTGACGACAGAAACGATGTGAATCTATATCGTATTAATACAGCAGCGACTATACGGGGTAACAAAGCTAAATAAGTTATGATATAATCTGGATATGGATCCAGTAACTATATCAATAGCCGTAGGTGTGGCGAGCAAAGCTTTTTCTGCAATCAAGCAAGGATTTGCTGTAGGTCGTGATCTAGAACAAATGTCGGGGGACATTGGTAGATGGATGGGAGCAGCAAGTGATGTTGACAATGCAGAAAAGCAAGCTAAGAACCCAGGAGTGTTTGGTAAAGTATTTGGTGCTGGGAGTATTGAAGCCACTGCATTGCAAGCTTATTCAGCCAAGAAAAAATTAGAAGAACAACGCTATGAGCTAAAGATGTTTTTAAATCTCACGCAAGGTCCAGGAGCTTATGATGAGCTTTTGGCAATGGAAGGTGAAATTAGAAAAGAACGTCAAAGAACCATATATAAGCAACAAGCATTAAGAAAACAAATAGGTGAAGCTATTGGTTGGCTTTTCTTATTTATGGTTATAGTGGGTTTCTTTACATTAGTGGCTTCTATTTGGATTAAGCGAGCCGAAGCAAAAGATTACACGAGGCAACAAAAGATATGGCAAGGCAAAATAGTTGAGCCCGTCTATACCACTTGCCGATTAAAGAAACGTAAAGTGTATAAAGATAAGTTAGCTTGTATCTATCAAGGAGCTCAAAAGACGTTTACATTAGATTTTACAGACTTGTCAAATGGATGCCCACGCAAATACAAATGTATTCTTGATCCGAATAGTACCGAGCCTTCAATTGATTCTGTGATGGAAAGTTTAAGAAGTATAGCTAAATGAGTAAAAAGTTAGAAAACGGAAGTAAGTACGAGGATTACGATCTTGATGGTGATGGGGTTGTAACAGATGAAGAATTAGAAAACGCTAAGATGATGAAGGAGACTGAGTATCAACTTAGGAAACAACTTGCACAATTGCAAATGGCGAGATACACTTTAATGGCTATGGGCTTGTTTACCGTTATGATGTTCATGCCGTTTATGAGTGTAGAAAGAATAAATGCATTGAGTGATATCAGTAATTTGTTCTATTTAAGTGGTGCTGGTATAGTCGGTGCTTATATGGGAACAACTGCGTGGATGAATAGGAAGTAAATGGTTGAGGATAAGGTAGACAAGAAACCCAAACTAACAGCGAGACAAAGAGAATTTGTAAAACATTACGTTGATGGTATTTACTCTGCAAAAGAGTGTGCTGTCAAAGCGGGGTACGCAGAAGATTCAGCAAAATTTCATGCTTCAAAACTTTTAAATGGAAGAGACTTTCCTTTAGTTACAGAACTCGTTAAGGAAAAACGAGATGAAAAAGAAAGAAAGTATGGTGTAACTTTATTAGGACAGCTGAAGAGATTGTCTGAGTTATCACTTAGAGCGGAAGAGGAAGGTCAATTCTCTGCAAGCATTAATGCGGAAAAGATTAGGAGTGCCTTGGGTGGTTTGACTATTGACCGTAGGGAACAGAATCATATTCATCAGTTAGATAAATTAAGTCGTGATGAAATTGTAGCAAGACTAGAATCTATTAAAAAAGAATACCCACATGCGTTTATTGAGGGTGATTACAAAAAGGTGCAATTAGATGGATAATTTTATTATGGAAGCGTGGAACAGTTTATCATATTTAGAAGGAGTTTTGTTTACGGCATGGCTTTTCGTTTTATACTATGGTAAAGTTTGGATTGATAACAAATTTGTACAAAAGGTATGTCAATGCTCACAGCGTTAATAGGACCAGTATCAAATCTTCTTGGAAAATTCATAGAAGATAAGGATATGAAAAACAAGTTAGCTCATGAAGTTGCTACTATGGCAGAAAGTCATGCACAAGAACTTGCCAAAGGTCAAATAGAAATTAACAAAGCAGAAGCACAGCACAAATCCATCTTCGTAAGCGGATGGAGACCCTTTATTGGCTGGACCTGTGGAATTGCTCTTTGTTGGCATTTTGTCCTAGCACCCGTTACTTTATTTGTGTGTGCTTATCTAGCTATTGCAATACCAGAACTTCCAACATTTGACATGGGTAGTTTGATGACTGTCTTAATGGGAATGCTCGGACTTGGCGGACTTCGCAGCTTCGAGAAGTATAAGGGATTAACAAAATAATGAAACGTAAAATTAAAAAAATAGTTAAAGAATTAAAAGGTGCATCTAAGATGCATCTCAAGCAATCTAAAACTTTAAAAAAAATAATAAAGAAAAAAGTATAATGAGTGGTATATTAGAACAGGCAATAGAGTTTTTACAAAACCAATCAAAATCGATGCAGACTATGATAGGTTCTGGAGGAAACACAGGATCATCTGGTGGTATTGGAAGTGTTTTTCCACAAACTCCTATGGGAGGTGGTATGGACACAGCACCAACCACACAACCGTCAACCATGGAAATACCAACACCTCCAGTTACAACACCACCACCAGTTACACCTCCAACTTCGCCTCCAGTTACAGCAACACCTCCAATAGTTACGGCTCCAACTTCGCCTCCACCAGTTACAGCAACACCTCCGGCTCCTAGTGATTTAGGAAATCTTTCTACTAATCCAGTAGATATGGATAGATATAAAGGAACTCCATTTCCATTTCTAGGTGAAGTTATGACCCCTGAAGCCAGGCAGGAAAAGTATGGTACATCTCCTAGTGATTTAGGAAAGCTTTTATCCTCTCGAATACCAATGACCCCGCAGGAAAGATACGCTGGCACTGATATTGATCAAGGATTTTTTGATTCAAATGAATATCAACAATCTCAACAAGGTCCACAAACTCAGGACATGGGATATACAAGCGATATTTTTGGTTCTGGATTATCTAGTTCAAGAGGTAGAGCACAAGACCAAGCTTACCAAGACTATTTAAATAGAACTGGACAAGGACAAGGACAAGGACAAGGACAAGGACAAGGACAAGGACAAGGATTACGTCCATCAGGACCATTTGGGCAATTAGGTATTTTTGGTAATCAATCAAATATTCCAAACAGCCCAGAGTTAGATGCTAGAAAAAAAGCACTAGGTATTGCTGGAGGTGGTTTTCAAGGTTCCACTCAAGGTCAATCTATTTTTAATAATCCTGTAATGAATCAACCTAGATTATTACAACAACCTCAAGTACTAGGTGGAAGTCAATTTTCTGGTCTTGGAGCATATCAAGGTGCAGATCAAGCTCAACTACAACAATTAATGCAACAACGCCAACAAATGGGTGGAATGCAACAAATGGGTAATATGAATCCAAGGTTTGGTGGAATAGCTCAACAGTTTGGGCAAAATCAAGCTATACCTGCTCAAGCTATACCTGCTCAAATGTCTCCAAATAACTTTGGAAGAGGACCAAGACCACAAGTTCAATTACCAAGTGGTGCAACCGATCAGCAAAAAAACATGTTGATGCAAAAATACCAACAAGCAAGACAAACCCCAACTCCAATGCAAAACAATTTTCAAACAGGGTTGGGGCAAATGGGTGGAATGAATCAATTATTCGGAAGAGCTTTTGCAGGGAAGCCAGTATAATGACAAGAGTAAAACAATTTGCTGATGATTTAGGAATCAGTAAGAATCAAGCTAAGAACTTAATTAACAAAGGTCGAAGTCGCAAGGACGGAGGATCGCAAATCTTGGAGAACGTAATGAAACCTAAAGGATATCAAGACGGTGGGTCAAAAACAAAAACCAATCCTAAAGCACCAATATCTAAAGTAACAAGAAAAAAATTAAAAAATATAGTAAAGATTGATGTTGATAAGACTTCTAAAAAGTTAACTCAAAAACAAAAAATAGCAGCAGCCATTAAAGCAGGAACATTGAAACCTGGTGATGTGAATGAAATGACTGAATACGATATGAAACAACTTCTTAAAGGTAATTCTAAAGGTACATTTAAAGATTTAAGTGGTGACAACAAAATAACTATAAAAGATGTTTTGATCGGTAGAGGTGTTATTGAAAAGCCAGTCAATAAAGCTAAAGGTGGTGGCATGGCTATCCAAGGACTAGGGTTTAAAGGAGTTAAGTAGTGTACGCACCAGCTGGACAAGAAGAAGCACAAGTACAACAAGCACAAGAATTAGCTGCTGGAGACAGTTATGATTATGGTAATGATCAAACATCGTCAGGAAACGATGTTTCTAATCCATATTTAGGTGTTGCTTCTGATCCAACTATAGCTGCTTTGACAGCGGGAGCTTCAGCCTTTCAAAATGCCAACAACCTATCAGAGTATGGGCAGCGTTATGGTGCACCATTGTCGATAAATTTCGCTGATTACAATGCTTTAAGAGGAACAACTTTAGCCGATCCTTTTAGAGATGATCCAGCAGGAATAAAATCTATGATAAACTTTGATTACAGAAATCAAAGA